CTGGATATAAACGATTTTTTAATCCATAATCCACTGATTTCGCAACAGCACGTAATGCCTTTGGAAGATCTTCATCTTTGCATTTAAGGCGAATATGAACGAAAATAGGATCTTTCGGACAAGGAGAGGGAGGTGCAAAACCATATGACACAACAGAACCCAAAGCATTATCTAATAACAATTTGTTACTAGTGTCTATTATTTCATAATTTTTATCACTAGTAATGGCAACATATGGTACATTGTTGTCTAAAATAACTACTTCAAAATCAAGGAAACGACAACCACGTGATAATACATAGCGAATCATATCTGTGCTTACATAATCACCACTTACAGCAGAATTATAGCTTGATTTTATAATATATTCTTTTAATGGATATAGCGTTTCGCCATTATAATTAGATATTCCACTTCCAGTAGTATTATATGAAACCGATTTTACTTCACTATCTTTGTCATTTAAAAAACCTTCCTCACACGTTTCTTTATCGCTTGTTTTATTATAATGTAATTGGTATATTTGTTTTTTGGAATATATGGAATAAATAATGTATATTATTACAAAAAATGTAAACAATAAAATAAGAGCATTTAAATAATTCATCTTCATTATATTATTATATAGAGATATAATATAATTTAATAATAAAAATATGGCAGGTGGATTACTAAATTTAAAATCAGAAGGTTCAAATAATATTATATTAAATGGAAATCCTAGTAAGACATTTTTTAAAGTAACATATTCAAAGTATAGTAATTTTGGATTACAAAAATTTCGCATAGATTATAGTGGTTCAAGAGAACTCCGTCCGTCTGAAGAATCCAAATTCACATTCAAAGTTCCTCGTCATGCGGATTTATTAATGGATACATATTTGGCAGTAACTATTCCCAATATATGGAGTCCAATACATCATCCTGTATCTAATACAAATAATCGTTGGGCACCGTATGAATTTAAATGGATTCGTAATTTGGGCACACATATGATAAAAGAAATCGAAATTACTTGTGGTTCAACAACAATACAGCGATATACGGGAGAATATTTGCATGCAATGGTAGAACGTGATTTTACGGCAGAAAAAAAGGATTTATTTTATAAAATGAGTGGCAACATACCAGAATTATATGAACCCGAAAATATGAACGGTCGTGCGAATACTTATCCGTCTGCTTTTTATACACAGTCCGCAACCGGTTCTGAACCATCTATTCGTGGTCGCAATATTTATATACCCATAAATACATGGTTTACCATGGATAATCGTTGTGCGTTTCCGCTTATTTCATTACAATATAATCAATTGAATATTACAGTGACAATGCGCCCTATTCAAGAATTGTTTCAAGTGCGTGATATATTCGACAATGTATTTAACCGTCCGTATGTGCGTCCCGATTTTAATGAATCACGTTTCCAAATGTATCGTTTTTTACAGAGTCCACCTAGTGTTTTCATTGAACCCGAATCATATGGAAATAAAATAAATACATGGAATGCGGATATTCATTTAATATCAACATATTGTTTTTTATCGCAACAAGAGCGTAATAAGTTTGCTATGGAAGATCAAGTATATTTAATAAAAGATGTATATGAATATAAATTTGAAAATGTCACAGGTACACGAAAAATCAAATTACAATCGAATGGTATGATTTCATCATGGATGTGGCATATGCAGCGAAACGATGTTAATTTGCGAAATGAATGGTCTAATTATACAAATTGGCCTTATTATACACAGCCAGCTGAAATTGAATTTGCACCACGTATTATAAGTGATTTAATTCCGGAAAATACAATACCGAATGATTATGGTCCATTTACAGATCCTACGGATGGTCGTAATACGGGTATATATATTACAGGGAATTTCAAACCTGTTAATAGAAAGGAAATATTAGAAACAATGGGTATCCTATTGAATGGAGATTACCGAGAAAATTTAATGACTCGTGGAATTTTTGATTATATTGAAAAATATACTCGCACAAATGGTTCCGCGAAGGAAGGTATTTATTGTTATAATTTTTGTTTGAAAACAGATCCAAAAGAATATCAACCTTCAGGAGCAATAAATATGAATAATTTTAAAAATATAGAATTAGAAATAACTACTCATGTGCCAGAGATTGATTTAGTTAATTCTAGTTATGATGTAATATGTGATAATGATGGTAATCCAGTAGGTGTTCGTAAAGGAAGTTATCAATTATATGACTATAACTATAATATGGTATTATATGAAGAACGATATAATGTATTGTCATTTATTGGTGGTAATTGTGGTTTAATGTATGCGAAATAAATTTTGTATTTTTTTATAATTTTATATCATAATATTATAAAATGGAAGAAACAAAATGGAAACATGATATTAAAAAAGAAGGATTTAAAATGAATAATAGTTCTCGAAAGATGAAAAAAATTAAAATGAAAAAGGATATGAATTTTGCGAATATAGAACCTCTCATTAATATTAATGATGACAAAACGGAAAATGAATATCCAGAAGTAAATGAAACGAAGAAAGATGTTATTGAGGGGTTAGGTCCACGTCCATTAACAGCACCAGGATTAGGATTAGATCCAGAGGATGACTATGATGGAAATGATGACATAGATGAAAAAACTAAAAAAGATAAATTTTATGAAATGAGTATAAATAAAAAAAAAATTGCTGATGCTATTGAAACAGGTTATGAAATTTTAGACTCTGTAATGACAAGTATATCAACTGAATTATATAATGCTTTAAAAGGAGAAAAAATAACGACCGATGCTGATGAAATAAAAAAAAGGATGAAAGAAAAAGATACGGAAGAAACGAATCAAGGAATAGATAATGGAAACAATGCTGATAAAGTTCAAGGGAATGTAACCGATAAAGAGAAAGAGAATAAAAAAAATGATATACAAGTTATTAAACGTAATTTATATTGGTTACTTTCATTTTTAATAAGTATTCCAATGACATATGGTATGTATTTTATAATGTTTTACAGAGAGGACGTTAAAAACGCCAGTGATATACAAGAAGAAATAATTAACGGAAAGGCTACTGAATATTGCAGACAAGACGGACGTGTTATAAAAGATTCAAAAGGAGAACCAGTATTAAAAAATGGAAAAAAAGTATATTTTTCAGACTCTTTTGTTTCTGAAATAAAATTTAAAAAAGATTTTTGTCCCGACCAAACTCAAGATCCTGCCATTCAAGGTTTTAAATCAATAATATATTATTTATTTTTATTACCAGTAAGAATGATATCTGTAGTGCATGGATTCATAACAAAATATATACCAGAATTTTTAGATGGCGAAGGGGGTTTTTTGGGAACTACTTTTTCGAATAACAGTGAAAGTATGAAAAATTACAATCCTGCTAATTGGACTATAATAAAAATGTTTTTAAATAATGGAACCAAGCTTGGTATATTATTAATAATGAATACTTTTATATTATACAATTTTATACCTGCTTTTAAAGACTATATAATTGGTGTATTAACAAATAATATCCCTTCTAATTTTATTTCTTCGTTTGTATTTATTTCGGGACTAATAGTATCATATTCATTCATTCATGAATCATTTTTAATGACAGGTTTAGATACATATTTGGACAAAAGAACAGGATATTCTATACAGAAAGAAAAATTAAAACAAGGTCTTCGTTCTGCAGCATATGCTGCGGAAGAAAATGCTGAATCAATCGTATACGCAGCAAAAGACAAGTTTAAAAGGGCTGCATCTGCTGCGAAAAGAAAGTTTATAGGAGGAAATGAAAAATCTGATTTTTGTAAGGAATTAAACACTAGTGGTTATTATTGGACTTCTCCTTTTTCTCCAGAAGCAAAAGGTTATGGGATAATTCCCATAATCGCAGCACTATTTAATATTTTCGTATTCTTTGCTATTCTGTTTATTGTATTTGGGTTAGGTCCAATAATATTTATAGTTTACTTTTTATATTTACTAATTATATTTATAATTGTACCGTTATTTAATTGGTTATCTGGTGGTGACGATGCGCAAATGATAACAAATATTAATATTTTGAAAACTATATTACCAAACGAAGAATTTGATATTAATATCAAACGTAAGATGGATGCACCAAATGAAGAAAATGATCCAATTATAAATAATACAATAAAAACAAGAAAAACTGGCATTACTTTAAACCATGATTTTAAGGTAGAAAAAATGAAAGAACAGGTATTTGATAAATTAGGATGGGCCGACGGATTTCATTATTTATCACGAAATTTAAGTAAATATATATTAGTAATTAGTTTAGGCTATGTTATTGGTCTAATTACAAAAGATTTGTCTAAAAATATTATAAATGATAATGTAAACTCTAATTTTACAATGATATTTACATTATTAGGATTTATATTAACAGCAGTAGCAATACGTTCAATGATGTTAAATAAACCAAAATTAGATTTTAAACAAGCATTAAAATATTTAGGTAGTGATTTAATTAAGGATGATGACACGTACAAAGAAGGTTTAGATATCCTCGTAAGAAAATTACAAGAAGCATATTCTAATAAAAACGAAACAGATAAATCAGGATTGATAGACAATTTATTTACGATTTTAGACGAGTCTAAATTATTTGAAGTTAAAGATGATAAGTATTCATTTACTGGTATTATAAATCAGAAAGTATCCAATACTGGTATTATAAAACAGAAAGTATCCAATACAGGTATAATTGAAAAAGTATCCAATATTATTACCGGTAACTCTGATACCATTAACTCTGATACCATTAACTCTGATACCATTAACTCTGATACCATTAACAAAATTGATCTTTTAATAGCATTATATACGACTATGATAGATGGTCGTTGTGGAGATTATAAATTATTACAAACACAAACTAATATGAAACAATATTTTCCTGATTCAGATTCTTGTCCTGAATCAAAAACTAATTCATAAATATGTCATTAAACACGTAAAATAACATAAAAAAATGTATTGATAATATTTATATGCCAAAAAAATATTATCCATTTGTAAGTATTTGTACTCCTACATTTAACAGACGCCCATTTATCGAAAACATAATTCGTTGTTATAAAAACCAGACGTATCCAAAGAATCGTATGGAATGGGTGGTTATCGATGATGGTACTGATAAGATACAAGATATTTTTGCGAAAGAGAAAATACAAAATTTAAAATATTTCGCTACAGAAAAAAAGAATTTAGGTGCGAAACGTAATTTTATGCATACAAAATGTAAAGGCTCTATCATTGTTTATATGGACGATGATGATTATTACCCTCCTGATAGAGTAGAACATGCTGTTGAACGCTTAATGGGTGATCCAAACGCATTATGTGCGGGTTCCAGTGAGTTATATGTGTATTTTAAAACATTAGATAGAATGGTCCAATTTGGGCCATATGGTCCAAAACATGCAACAGCAGGTACATTTGCTTTCAAAAAAGAATTATTATCGCAAACGAAATATGAAGATCATGCTGCGATTGCGGAAGAACGTGCATTTTTAAAAGAATATAGTATACCTTTCGTTCAATTAGATCCAATGAAAACAATTCTTGTATTTTCACACGAACACAATACATTTGATAAACGTGAATTATTGAAAAATCCAGAATCCCCAGTAATGAAAGATTCAACCAAAACGGTAGATGATTTCATCAAAAATGAGTTTGAAAATCCAATTAAGAATTTTTTTATGAAAGATATAGATGGATTATTGGAAAAATACGATCTGGGTCATCCTAAAAATAAACCAGAAGTATTGAAACAAACTGCCGAAATTAAACAAAAACGTGCTGATTTGGAAAAGAAGTTAAATGAAGAAAATAATAACAAACCTATTGGTATTGTCATAAATACACCCCAAGGTCAAAAAAATTTAACCAAAAATGAGGTGGTTGAAATGTTAAAGGAATTACACAGTAAAATCAACATGTTATCACAGCAGGTTCAGAATAATTCACCAATTACAACTAAAAATGATAAAGGAGAACAAATTGTAATGACTTCACAACAAGTAATAGAATTAATTACCGAGTTACAAAAACAGAATTCTAATTTCAAAACGGAATCACAGAAACTAACACAGCAACTCCAAGATCTTCAGAAACAAAACAAAGAACTACAAGAAAAAACACAAGAAAATCAGGATTTAGAGCAACTAACACAGCAACTCCAAGATCTTCAGAAACAAAACAAAGAACTACAAGAAAAAACACAAGAAAACCAGGATTTAGAGCAATTAACACAGCAACTCCAAGATCTTCAGAAACAAAACAAAGAACTACAAGAACAAACACAAGAAAACCAGGATTTAGAGCAATTAACACAGCAACTCCAAGATCTTCAGAAACAAAACAAAGAACTACAAGAAAAAACACAAGAAAATCAGGATTTAGAGCAACTAACACAGCAACTCCAAG